TGTTAAAACGGGTGACGCTCCCGAAATTTCTAAAAGTGAATTTGGCGATGTCGTTCCAATTCCAACGTTTCCACTATCGGCAACAGTTATCAAATCGACAATCGTTCCCGCTGTGTTTTTAGCGATGCGGTATTGCCAACCTGTGCCATCGGTTCCAAATGCAAATCGTGTGCTTACTGGTGAAGTCGCACTTGTTGTCGTTATTTGCGCTGTTCCAACGGCTCCGGCTGTTGCTCCGAATATAACACCACCATTTGCGCCAATGTGAAGCGAAGCGGCTGGCGATGTCGTTCCGATTCCAACGTTGCCAGCAGCAGTGATGCGTACTTTTTCAGAACCATCTGTCTGAAAGTACATATACTCAGAATTGTTATTGTAGCCTATTTTCCCCTTGAACTGCTCGCTCTCATCGGTAAATACAATACCAGCCTCAGCGTTGTAAGCTCCGAATAATGTAACATAAGCATTACTTCCAACAGAAGAGTTTTGAAAGGAAGCCACGTTTCCAGTTGGACCACCAGATGTATTACCGTTAAGAAGTACGTGTAATTTGCTAGTAGTACTAGTAGTTCCAATACCAACGTTTCCAGTTGCGCCAACAACCATCCGCACGTTTTGCGATGAACCATCAACGTTTGCTGTGACGAACGACATTCCATTGTTGGTGACACCAGAAATCCCTGCCCGAATAATTGAATGACCTCCTTCTGTGTTTACAATGCTAATTTGTGACGTTGACGCTGAAAGCGCACCGCTTACGGTGAAGCGTGAGAATGGCGATGTCGCTCCAATTCCAACGTTTCCGGTAGACGTGATCCGCATACGTTCGGAGCCATTCACAAATGTTGCAAATGAGTTGGTATCTATTGTTGCAAGTCTCCATCTTGTAGACCCTCCAACAATTGCTGACAGAACGTATCTTGCTGCTGTACCAGCATCACTGCGTTCCGATATTATTTCAGCGTCTCCATTTGCTTTATATAACTGGAGCAATGAACCTGGCGATGTTGTTCCAATACCAACGTTGCCGTTTCTATTGAATGTTACGACATCAGAAAAAGTAGGAGTATTATCTTGATATGATATATGAAGCAAGTCGGTTGCTGCATTGTGCCTTAGTGCCCATCCCCAGTTAATTCCATACTCGGTAAGCATCAAACCACTGTAGTTAGACACCGTGCTACCTGCCTCTACTTTGATATAGTTGTCAGTTGATACTCTACTTATACTTAGTATTTGAGTTGGACTAGTAGTCCCAATACCAACGTTGCCCGCACTGGTGATTCTGACCTTTTCATTGCCCTCTGTAGCGAATACCGTTACAGCATTTACACCAGTCCGTGGCTGAATAAGAAGGCTACCTGCTGCATATCCGAATCCACTATTGGTGGCACCGATGATTACTTTTACTGAAGACGATGGTATTGCTGTGCTGATTACGTTATTCAGAATAATTCCAAGATTAGCTCCGGCATCGCCTACATTTATAGAGCTAACAGTAAGTGGGTAGTCTGCGTTGGTTAATCCAATACCAATGTTGCCAGCGTTATCATAAATAGCTGAATTACCAATAGCAGTACCACTTGTCCACTTAGGCACATAGTTCGTAGTGCCAGTCCCCGTAACAGGATTCGTCAAAGCGTTCTGCTTGCTGTTAAACGTATTCCAATCTGTAGAAGACAAAGCACCATTTGTACTTGCGCTAGCCAATCCAAGAGACAGAACTTGGGTTGACAGAGAAAGTCCGTTTGCAGTACCAATAGTAACAGCATTATGCCGTGCTGCCGTATTTGCAGCAACGTTTGTATTTGCATTAACTCTTGCTTCGGTGTAGTAAAGATTCCCACTTTCTGTTACTTGAGCAGTAGTGTAATCTCCACTAGTTGCAACAACAGCACCAGTCCTTCCAAAAACAGAAGTAACAGCGTCTGTGTTAATGTCAGTCCAAGATGCGGTAATAGTTCCACCATCTTGTTGAGTAAGCGTTAGCGTCTTGGTTGTCGTGCCAGTTACGGCTGCACTATTTATTTTGTCGTTGTAGGCAGCGGTGAAGTTTGTCCAATTAGAAGATGAAAGCAGCCCTCTATTTGTACCAGATGCTGTTGGGATATTAAACGTATGAGTATCTAAAACAGAACTGATATTAAAATCAGTTCCGCTACTTCCGGTAGCAAAATACTGAACTTGTTTAGTTAGTCCATTAAGTGCATTAAGTCCAGTAGAGAAAGTGGTAATAACTTGACACAAGTGTCCGTTTTCAGTGTGTAGAGTTATTGTCCTTCCGCTGTGAATTACATAAACTCTTATGGCTAATCTATCTGTTACAGCAAGTGTAGTCTGTGGAACAGCAATAGCCCCAAAGTATGCAGATATAGTTGTACCAAAGGCTATAAATTCTGGAAATGCTGAATTATTTGCAATTGGTGTAAAGGTTGTTCCATCGTACTTGCTTAACTCAACATAAAAAGATGGAGTTCCTCCACTTGAAGATGAGCTAAAGTAAAATTCAAAGTTCCAGTTTCCACCGGGAATTTCTAATAAAGATGGATCATTAGCATCTGTTATGAATTGGGCAATGTATCCATCAGCAGCAATAGTAAAATCAGTACCAGTACCAATAATAGGTATCTTGCTAAACTCACGGTAAACATTACCGCCAAGTGTACCTTGGTTTACACTACCATTAAGGTAATAACTAACACTAGAGCCTCCACCGCTAGTAGTTGGAAAGTCTCCTAATTGACCATCACCACGAACGTATTGTGCAGCAGTTCCTGCACCACTAATAGCAATGGTTCCGCTAGTTGTAATTGGCGAACCAGTAACCGTAAATGCTGATGGTGCGGTTAGAGCAACGCTAGTTACAGTTCCAGTTGCACCAGCAAGAGAAGTTGCTTTTCTTACAACACCCTGTGCATCAACGGTGAGCAGGTTTGTTGCGGTAGAACCAAGCGGGTCTGGGTCGTGAATTAAATCCCCACCAATTTTTACATTGTTGAGGAAGTGCTTAAATCCGGATATGACTTGATTGCCAACTGTCCGTACAAACGTGGCTAGACTCTTCTTATTTACCATTTCTTATTCTTGACATTCTCCCTCGATAGTGAAATCGGGATAAAAGATTGGTGAACCGTTATACACATCTTCTTCTACGAATTTATCATCGCTAGAAGATTGAGCAATAGTCAGCAGTGCTGGCTTACTCTTAATAAAGTTTACAATTCTCTTATCTACATATGAAATCTTACTATCAATTGCGGAGATAATCGTGTCAAGAGATGACTGGTTAGCACGTTCTTCTTCTGTCTTTGTCTTTGATGTACCGCTACGAAGAATCGTAACAGCAGAACGTACTGAATATAAAGCCAAAGAAAGCTGAACAAGTTTAAATAACTTTTGTTCATCTGCATTTAATGTCTTTGCTACAACCTTTGCGTAGATATGGTCGTACAAAGCAGTTCCAAGCAAATCTTGAATTGAAGTGACTTGCTCTAAAGATATGATAGGGTATAAAGCTCCCTTGTCTAGCCGTTGTGGCAATGGATACGTTGTATAAACGTATTCGTCATTGATGAAAATAGTATCAACCATTTGTAACGTCTTCAGTGTTTGCCCCCTTCAATGATTCCAAATTTACAAGCTCCTCGTCAATCTCCAAGTTGATCTTGTCGTAACCAGCAACAGAAAGAATCCGGTTGTATGCAGCCAATAATAACTCACGATTAGGCAAAGTCTCCGTAGCACGGAAGATTTGGTAAGCACCTACCAATTCGTTTCCAGTGCCACCCAAGCGACCAGCCACCATCACACCAAACAAAGTAGGTGAGGTGATATTATGCGCTGTAAGAATCTTTGCGTCATTTAGACGAGAAAGTACATCAACCGTCTTGTCCAAGTTGCTTACATCTAACGGAGTGAACTCTGGAGCCTCCTCCTTGTTCTTTACCCACGATGCAATTACAGTTTCTCCCTCTGCCCCAGTAAACGAAGCCTTAAACTTGTTGAACTCATCACGTTTCTGCTCGTTGGTCATATTGCGACCAATGAAAGTAGCCAACACCTTTGGCGTAAATCCATTCTTTGCAGAGTGCTGAATGTGCTTACCAAACTCAAAGTCGGCAGCAATATAGTGGTATGCAGAAATGTAGTTAGGAACACCATAGAACTCGTTTCCAGAGTATGGGTTCTTAACGTATAAAATCTCCTCACGATTCTTCTTGAACTTGTCAAAAGCAGGAATCAAACGAGGCTCGTTATCTTGCATAGACAAGGCGTTTGGCCCAAAGCGTCTGCGGATGATATAGTGCGTTACCTTGCCGTTTACTGGCTCTGCTGCACGAACACCCTTAATGTCCAAAGAACGTAGCTCTACAGGCTTCGTATGCTCTAAATTCCACTTAACGTAGATGGCATATGCCCCCTTGTGTTCGTTCTCAAATGCAGAGTGTACAATTTGGTCGTAAAGACCTTGAGACTTGCCAGCGCAGTTAGAAATAAATGCCTTGATTTCTGCCTGCTTGGCTGGTGTCTTGATATTTTCAAAGTCGTAGAGAATTCCCTTTCCGGAAACCATCTTTGCTTTCTTGGTAATGATTCCAGAGTGTACTGGTGATTGGCGCAACATCCGATCAAGGATTGTCGGAAAGTCATCGTTGACACCAAACTTAATGTACTGGCCTACTTCTGTTTGACCGAGGTTGTATCGACCATTAAGATTTTCAATAGTCTTCTCAAGCGGATTGGTTCCGATTCTATCTGCTGTTGCAGTTCCGCTAATCGAAGTGTAAGCAGTCAAGGATTCTTTAACGTATCCTATTGCCTGCTGAATTAATGATGCCATATTAAAATAATTTACAAATCATTCACAGATACAACGTCTGAATAAATGCCAGTGCCAGTCTCCGTGTAAGCATAACCAATAATGTTAATCAAGTACGAACCACGGAATACGTTGTTATTGTAAAGTTCTAGTGTGTAGTCACCTCCAAGGACTTGCGTAGTTATCAAGTTCAAAGGTAGTACAAAAAAGTCCCTACACCCAACAAGGTGGTATAAGTCTTGAAGAGAATTAAAGTTATACTCCGAGTTGCCGACAGTTGACTTTAATTTAAAGTCGAAATCATCGATTGTAATATCTGCCGTTTTAATAAACGAGATATAGTTTACAACTCCAGCCTTTGCTGTCTTCATAAGCTGTTTAATGTTTGTTGTAATTAAAAAGGGCCGAGGCAAAGCCCCAGCCCCTTATTAATATACAAGTAATCAGTGATTACGGGATGATGTTCGTCCAGTCAGTTCCGGTAGCAGGCTGGTAGGCCAAGTAGTTTTCAGAACCAGTCAAGGTCAACTGATAACGATTCTTGTCAGCACGAGCAGCACCAGAAGCTCCATCAACAGAAGAAGCGTACAAACCGAAGTCCCAACCTACCATATGGCGAGTACCAGCAGCAGTCTCAACGAAAGCAACCAGTTCAGCACCGGGAGTTGCAATCTTCTCAAGAGCAGTACGAGTGGTAGCGTCCATAGCACCAAACTCAACTTGGATAGTAGGAACAACCTCAAAAGAACCATTGGCGTTGATAGTCTTAACGTCAGTGAAGTTGGAGAAACCATCCTTCGTGTTAAAGTCAAGGGCAACACCAGTAGCAACTAGGTTGGTAGAGCAGGTAAACAAGCCAGTAGCTGTAGCAACGGTGATCTCCGTATCAACGGCAGACCGGTTGTACAAATACAATTTTTTCAAACCGCCAGTAGCGATTGAACAGGGATCAAAAGTGATACCAGAAAGAGTTACTTCACAAGCCATTTTTATATTTTTTTTAAAAAAGGGGAGGTGTTACCCTCCCCCTGTTATTATTTAGGCGAAGTTCTTGGCGTAGACGATCTCTGAACCTTTCAGGTAAGAGAAGCCCAACTTGAACTGACCCCAGATCTTGTCGCTAGACAACTCGCTCTCGTACTTCATATCGATTGCACGAACGTCATTGTATTCGTCAGTCAACATAACGAGGTTATCAGGAGCAGAGATGAAGAACTCACCAGCAGCCAAAGAAGGGAAGTGGATAACTTCCATTCCGTAGTAAGGAGGAATGTTTCCTTCAACAACACCTTGAGGGGTGGTAGTGTACAAAGCTGCGATGGCGATTTGGTAAGCCTGCATAGCATTTGTAGACAAGAAGAAAGCTGGCTTGAATTGGCGATCAGCATCACCATAAACAGCAGCCAACATAACAGCACTCATCAACTTGTAAGCACCTTCCATAAAGGAAAGGATGTTCAAAGAAGTGATAGCGGCATTCGTGTCAAAGTCAATTACAGTACCATCACCAGCCATTTCGGTGGTCAACTTGGTAGCAGCAACTTCCAAAGCCTTTTGAGCAGACAATTTAGCGAAGTAATCGAAAACCCAATCTTTAAATTGAGCGTCCATAGTCTCTTCGTTGTGCTGTCCTTGCTTCAACAATACAGAACGGTAAGAAGACTCCAATGCGCTCTTACAGTTCAAGAAAGCCCACTTGTAGGTCTCAACAGTCATCTCCTTTTCGTTGATGCCAGCAGTAGACTGGGGGTCGAATACGCACAAATCGCTACCGAAAGTCAGTGCAGCACTGAAGATAGGTACGTTTGCTTTTGATTTTACATTGTCAACGAGACGGAAGCGTTCCAAAACTTTGGCACTCTTCACCATCGCATCGATGAACAGGTCTGGAGTACGATTACCCCAGGGCAGGTTTGCAATAGTTACAGGCATTTTATAGTAGTTTAATGATTACCTTTTTAGTTAATTTACAAATTAATAGCGGGGCTTACCCAAGAATGAATCAATCATACTAATCTTGCGAGCAGTGATTGCTTCAAACTTTACTGTCTTGTCTACTTCCTCTTCGGTTTCAACACCTTCTTGCTCTTCAGAGAGTTTCAATTCAGCCTCCTCAACAGAA